AATGAACGCCCGCGCAAGACATTTGAGGCAACAGCACATGACGAAAATAAGCGAGAAAATCCTTTGGGACGACATGGCGGGAAAGATGACAGTGCAGGAGACGCACGACTTCACGCCAGCGTTGGAAAAAGCGAAAACGTTAAAAAGCCTAGGGCTAAACAATTTCGGAAATGACAACAAGCTGGTGGGCGTTGTCCCGGCTAAGATGTTCCAGATGTGGGCCAAAAAATGGGGCGTGAGTATGTCAGACTCTAAGGCAATGGAAGAAGTTGTTGCCAAGGAAATGATGGACCCTGATAATTCGCAACTTCGCGTCTGGGAAGGTAAGTTTTGAAGATCCCCGCACACAAAACTAAGATTATGATCCACTGTTTGGACACCCCAAAGGGCTGGCGCAAGAACCAGAAAGCCAAAACGATTATGAAGGAGGTCACGGACTGGCACGTCAAAGGACGGGGCTGGAACGATGTGGCCTACGCCGCTCTCTGCACCTACTCTGGCGATGAGGCAATGGGCCGCGACTTGGACAAAGACGGGGACGTTTGGGAAGAAACAGGCGCGGGCGCGAAAGGCCATAACCGGGACACCATCCACTTAGCATTGCAAGGCGGTAAAGGCGGCGCGGCGGATGATGCGTTTTCCGACCACTACACCCCGGCGCAAGACAAATGGTTGCGCGACACCATTGCCGCAATCCAAGAGGCCGCAGGGCGTGAGTTGCAAGTTATGGGCCACAACGAAGTTTCGGCCAAAGCATGTCCTTGCTTTAACGTCGGGGAATGGCTGGGCAAAGCCGCGTCAGTGCCGAAGGTCACGCGGTTGAATTGCAAGGAGCCTGCGCCAGAAGTGCATTGGCTTGCTGCGCTGATAAAATCATTCTTTGGGGTTACAAAATGAACTACGCACCAGTAGCTAGAATTATCCTGCGATACGGCGCTGGGGCTGTGGTCGGCCTCGCGCAAGGCGATATGCTTGCGGGCGATCCTGACATAGTGTCTACGCTGGCGCTTGCCTTGGGCGCGTCTGTTGAAGGCGCGTATGCATGGGCCAAGAAGACTGGAGGCACAACATGATCACCGCAATTCTGACACAATTCGCTCCCTACATCGCAGGTGCCTTGGCCGCTGTGGCCGCACTGTTTGCCGCATATCGCAAGGGCGGCACGAACGCTGAAACTAAACTTCACAACAAGATTACAAAGGGCGCAAACGCTCGGAAAGAGATACGAGATGAAATTGATGATGATGTTAGGGTTATCAATGCTGCTAATGAGTTGCGCCGTAACTGGACCCGCCCTAAATCGCGATAGTGTTTGTGCTGGTCGTGCCCCTACTCTAGTGGGCGAAGATGATATTATCACTGAGGCCACTGCGGAATTTATTCTCGCCCACAATCGGAACGGCGTCAAAAACGGGTGCTGGGCTGTCGGGGGTGGGGGCGTTGTGTAATAAGATGGATGTCGTAAAGGACGTAGTTGAAAAGATGAAAAACAAATCGCCTGATGATTACACCCCTGAACAACTTGAAGCCCTTGAGGAAGTCATGGACGCATGGAACTCAATCAAAGGTTTCCTAACGGTCATGCGCTATGCTGGCGCTACGCTCAAATGGTGCGTTGCTTTTGCCCTTGCGTTCGCCGCGTTTAAGTCGGGTTTATTCGGCGCGTTTGCAAAATAGAATTGCGCCCTTGGTTTCTTAAAACCAAACCGTGAAACGTCCATCTTGGCCGTCGTAAGGGTGATGCACAAAGCACTCGACGGCCTGGCGGTTCACATACCCGTTGCGGTCATGCCAGCCATCTGGGGGCGACATACTGCGGACATATTCAATCTGCACGTTGTCGCCCTCAACACTTCGAACCGCGTTGTGCATCATTGTCATTCCGATGTGATCTTTTTCCCGCTTGTGCGACAAAACCCCAGCCTGCTTGCGGATCTTATGGTGCAAGTGATGCACGTACCAGTAACGATGTGTGCAGTCTGAGATATGCGCGCGGGCCTCTGTCATCATCAGCGGGTAGAGGTCTGCTTCCTTGGCCCCGTCGCCGTGTGTCAGGCCGATTAGATTGCCCTCAAAGCGGTAGTATTTGCGATGAAGTTCTGACAGGTTGTATTCCGTCGCGGTTACATCTGGGGCGTTGCGGAACCATGCGCCGACTTCACGCGCCAAGCACCAGCCCATAAGCCAGTCGTGGTTAGACGGGCAGAAAATCAAATCAACCGGCGCTGTCAGGCGGGCAAGCTCAATACACTTGACGTATCCAGCGAAGGCGTCCCGATATAGCTGGTGAATCGTCCCGTGCGTGTCTTGTGGCGTGCCGCTGGTTGTTGTTGATTTTGAGTTGTCAACGTGCAGAATGTCATTGCCGATAACGAACAAGATGCGACCAACACCCATGCCAGACGCTTTGCGGATCAATTCCCGTGTTCCCTCAACCATGCGCTGCACGGCAATCTCACGGCTGTATGTGTAACCCGTTTCAGTTTCGACACACAGCTTGCCCACATGCACGTCGGCTAGATCAATGACTAGCAAGCACTCGCCGTCCGGCTGTTCGCGGATTTCGTATTTTGGAACGTCTATCGTTTTGAGGTCGTCAATTGCGCCCCGGATCGTTTCAAGGAATTGGTCGGTTTCCTCTTGGTTTTTGGGCGCTGACCACCTGTTGTTTCCAATCTTTTCCCCAGCGTCGTTTAATACCGCAAGCCAACCGCCTTGGATTTCAGCGCCGTTTATTCCTGATAGGTTCATGCTGTTGCGTGCGCCGTCGGATAAATGCAACCCGCGTTCTTTGGCCTTTTTTACCCGGCTGTAGAATGTGCTGTAATTTACCCCTAATTCTGCGGCGGCTTTTGCGCCGATCCCCTCATTTCGGTCTAGGGCGTCAAGGGCTTGAATTGCTAGTGCATCAGACATTGGGGGAGTTGGCATGATTTTACCTTCCAAATATTGCAATTTGCTTGCGTTGGTTGTGCATATCACGCAGGGGTTTGATTGTTAAGGGTTTTCAACTTAAGGGCGTTTCAACAACAAAACCCACGACCAATCAAGGCAACGGGTTTTTGTTCGTGCATAATCTCGGTCCTTTTACTGATGAGGCCAGCGCAAAACGTCTGCACGGCCAGTGAAAACTTCCCAAGCCAGCATAAAGCGTGACTTGATCGAATACAGCCCTTCTGGTCTGGCTGGCTGCCAGTGGCCTTGACGTATCTCAGTCATAGCACTTCTTTGATGCAATAGCGCAGTCAGGGTTTTAGTGGTGTATGCGGAGGGGGCTTTGAGCATAATCTCGGTCCTTTTTATGGGTTAAAAACAAAGCTTGTCGATCAAGCCATTTTCTACGTCACGTTCGGCCAAGGCTAGGCGCTCCAAGTCTTGCGTTGCGCTTCGTATCGCGTAGCGTTTTTCTTCCTGCTTTCTGTGCAGTAGACCACGCATCACGTCGGCGTTTCTTTTTGCTCCAGCCTTTAGGTAAATCGGCGCTCCTGAATTGTTGGAGTGCTTCATGCTCACCAAATCTTCGCGGCGGTAAAATTCAGGTCTGTCAGCCAGAACCGTCATGTCATTTTTATTGCCCAGCAAGGTGAGAGCAACATCGTCAGGATTGAGCCATGACCCATCTGTTCTGGATGTCCAGAACGTGTCCGTCAGTGACTTCCCGTCATACTCGGCAATGCACGACTTGCAGCGATAGTTGCGAAAAGCTGCGCTATCCGCGTGCTTATCACTGTCAGCCCAACGCCAGCTATATATGTCACCTTCGCGCATGGTTATCGGTCCTTTAGTTGAAGCCGTTAATGGCGTTTGCACAATCGCTTGAATTGTTAGTGAAAAGCGCTTGCATGATTATCGGGTGAGACAAGCCATTTTGAAGCGTTTCGTTTGTCTCTGGGTGCTTGCCCATATCAGATGTGAAAGAAGCCATGCCCTCGGCTATTTGGCCATCATTGATAAGTTCTAATGCGCGATCCTTGCACCACTGCAAATGTTCTGAGCGTGTCATATTCAAATGGTCCTATTCAATTCCGTTTCGTTAATCAACATATGTCACATCAATAATCAACAAGCAAGCGTTAAATAAAATTAGTATTGTTGACGTGCTGATAATAGTCATTTAATAAGGTGATATGAAAAATGCATATGGTATAAATCGCGATCCCGAAGATTTTGCACACGTCGTTTATGACGAGGGCAGGCTATTCATAGATCATGGCGAAACACGGGAGCAACTTGACGCCCTGGTCAATCGTGGCGGGGCGCGTGAGGGTGATACCCTTTCCGTTCTCTCTGTCGGTGATCTAGGGCGCGGCGTTGCAGCCAAGAACACAAAGGACTTGATTGAAGGTAAGGGAATTACTGTCACAGTATGCCCGGCACCAGTATCGAACAAACCCGCTGGGCGACGTGGGCCGCGTGGGTTTCAGCCCGACGATAAGCTGGACGGGCAGTTGCGTGAAATGTGGGCCAACCCTATCAGGTACACACAGCCCTATGTGGTGACATACGCGAGCAAGGAATACGGCTCACCCGTCAGCCGCAACCAATTAAACCACAAGTACGGCAACAGATTTGAAAAGGAGGAATTGAAGCGATGATTGACGGACCTGACGACCAAAGGACAAAGGCCATTGCCGCCGCACTTGCTAGGATTTCAGCAACCCCTGACACTACGGGTTGTTGCATGGACGAAATGGAACGCCAAGACCCGAACCCTAACGACGGGTTGATTGAAGTTGGCGCGTTAAAGGAGCCTACGAAATGAGCATATCGACCGAACATGAAATGGAAGTTTGGCGCGTTGATGCGCTCAAACACGACACCGGAACTGGGTGGGTCATCGGCAATGGCGACGGCACGAAGTGGCGCATGTGGGGCGAAGGGATGCCGATGTGGACGACTAATATTGATCGGGCCACACGATACCACCGTCGCGAAGATGCGGAATCTGTTCGCGCAGAAGACGAAGACGCATGGACAGTGCGCCCTTATCATTCTAAGGAGCCTAAGACGTGAAAAAACCCGCGACGAATTAACGCCACGGGTTGCTTTGGTTCACTGCCGCTCTGCACACCAAACACCCGCATCATTTTGAAACGGTTGAGGATAGCGAACAGCGAACCAAATTTCTACAACTGGTTTATCGCGCCTTGGGACGCAACGAACAGCCCATTTCTAAAATGCAACGGCCATCAGTGTAAAAAATGTGAGATCCAATTTTTCCAATTACGGTTAGGTCAAACCAATTTGGCTGCACGTCGGTTGTGTGGTAATGCGTGGCGTACACAAGTGGCGGTCCTGCCATCGCTTCGATGGCCACTGCCTGCGAAATTAGCCACGCGGCCCCTGTCGGCCTTTCTGGCTGGCCGTCACACATAAAGGAAAACTGGCAATCCCACGCCTTGCTTCCCCGATCCTCCGCAACAACTTCGCAAACCGTGTCGGGAAATGACGGGTGATAGGTCCGCGTCATAATTACATCGGCAACGGCTCGCTGGCCGTCAATCGGTTCGGAACGTGCCTCGAAGTACACCGCGAGGGCCAAACAAGTAAGACTTATCATTTTAAAACCCTCTTTGCTTTCTTGGTGCGAGGCTTGCCCGCAACTTTCCAAGACGCAGCGGCGGCGATGAAAGCTTGATTGCCCATCACAGCTTTGCGCGAACGCTTCAAACGGCGCTCAATCTCGCGATCCGTTAGAATATCGAAATCGGCTTTGTAATCCAGCCACGGGCCTAGCACTTCTTCGAACTCGGCAACGCTTATTTCGTCCATGTCGCGTTGATTTTTCAGAATCGCGGCGTCTGCAGCGGTTGGGTTTTCGGGGTAGTTTTTGGCAGCGAAGTCATACCAAAAGGCATGTTGCCGCACACTGCTTTCTAGTTTAAATTTCTGATGTTCAAGCGTCTGCTTCAGTGATTCGACTTGTTTTTTTAGTGCGGCGTTTTCAGCCTCTAGTGATTTTGTCATGGTTTCTTTCTCCTTTTGCTTTGCGGCTCATTCGCCGCGTTTCTGGTAAAATTCTAGGTTGCTTGATGATGGATTGGCGCTTGGATCAAGCGGCCATTGGTGGGCGTCGTCGGGGAAGTGCAGGTCCGTTGCGGCCCGGCGTTCGGCCACATCCTCATTGGCCCATTTCAGTTCTTGTGCTTGGGTGGCGTGGGCCATGGTTTTCGTTCCTTTGAGGTGGTCGGTGGTAGTCGGGGCTTTAAGCCGCTGCCCGTTGATGTGCGCGGTGCGCTGCCTCGTTGAGGATTTCAAATTTCCATTCAAAACTGTAAAGAGCGCGACTTGTAATGAAATCCACGCCAGATTTGGCTTGGTATTTGGTGCCGTGAATTGACTTCATCAAACGTCTGGCTGCCGCCGCCGCGCCTCGCTTTGTTGTATACGTTGTCATGGGTTCGTTCCTTTGTTTGCTTCTACGTCTAATATATGCGCGGCAACGCACTTAATCAAGAGCTAATTTGCGCCATTCGTTAAAAGATTCCCACGCTGCATCACAGCCCAGCGCCACGCACGCAAACGCGCCTGCCTCATGCGCTGCGGTAAGGTATTCGACCTGTCCTGCCTGCCACGCGCTTTTTGTCCTGTCACGGCGTTTTAATTCACAAACGAACGTCACACGTCCGGGTATAATAATATCACTGGCCCCTGATACCATGCCCTCCGCTTTTTGCTTTGCCATGCCCCCAAACTGGCCCCCGCGCAATTGTTGTTCGTTTCGGGCATGTATAGCCAGCGCACCCCACGTATCGGGATACTGCGCACGCAGGCGATTAAAGAACGTAACTTGCTCGACGCTTTCCGTTGCGCACTTGCCGCGAAAAGTCGTGTCACCAAAAACGGGAAAAGGTAAGTCATTCAGGTTCACAATCGGCCTCCTTGTTGTATCCAAATACGCTGTAAAATCCGGTGTCCGCATTTTTGCGGTAGGTAACGGTTTTTGGTTCGCCGTCTTGCGTTGCTTTGGAAAACGCTGCCCATTCGCCTTGCTGGCGCGAATATTGGCTGTCAGGCGTAAACCAGATCGAAAACGAACGCCACGGCGTCACGAAATCAGCTCGCATTGTCTTGTTTCCCCGCTGCGATACACCCTCGCGCACGGTCATTGATACAACGTCATCCGTTTGCATTTCTGTCGGCGTCCGCTTGGTTCGCTTGAAATCAATCCGCAGCTTTTCGTTAGGGTCAACCATTTCAGCTTTGCAGTTGCAGCAATATCGCGATGCAATATCGTTAGGCTCAAAACATTCTGGACAATCTTTGCTTGTCCAGCGGTACTCGCAACGCTCATATGTGCCAAGCGGGCCAGTCTTTTCCTGCCCCATACACCGCCTACCGTGATGGCCTGCCAGCGGGCCGTAGTCAGTTTTCACATGGTTGCCATCCAGATCCAGACAATACCCGGCGTCGTCTTTGTCATAATCAACGTACTTGATATTGGTCGAAAACCTGTTTTCGTATTGGCAAAGCGGACATTCGGCTTTCATTTTACCCTCACCGCTTTCCTTGCCTGCCCTTACCTCCGGCGCAAACAGATCACCATCGGGGCAATGGTCCTCAATGTTCGTCGTATAATCCAAAACAAGGCAATCGGCTTTCCCGTTATCCAAGCGCAAACCGCGCCCAATGATTTGCTGCAACAAGCCAACGCTTTCCGTCTTGCGCAGGATCGCAATAAGATCCACATGCGGCGCGTCAAAGCCGGTTGTCAAAACTGACACGTTCACAAGATACTTGACCACCCGCGCCTTGAATGCTGACAGTATCGTTTTGCGTTCGCCCTTGGGCGTTTCGCCGGTCACCAGTGCGGACATATCCGGCGGCAGGCTTGCCATGATTTCGCGGGCGTGCTGGACGGTTGCGGCAAAGAACATCACGCCATTGCGGTCACGCGATTGCGCCACAACATCCGCAACGATTGCAGCAGTCTTGCGCCCGTGGCCGTGATAGGCGCGGTCTACCGCTTCACTGTCAAACTTGCCTTGGGCGTTTGCGGTTAGGTTTGCCGTGTCATAACCATCAGCGCCAGCCGATCCCATCACGGGCGGCGTAAGGAATCCAAGGTCAATAAGTTCTGGCGCGGTAATGCGATCCACTAGAATAGGAAAATACGGGTCGCGGCACGTATCGTCACCATTCACTTTGCCGTCCGGCCATTGGCGAAAGATGTATCCGCTGCCAAGCCTATATGGCGTAGCTGTCAGGCCCAACACGCGCAGCATCGGGTTACCATCGCGCATGGCGTCAATAATGCCCTTGATCGTCGGCGTCATGCCGTGGGCCTCGTCAATTACAACAGCGGCATAGCCAGACTGAAAACGGCTAATGCGGTTTTTTACGGTTAGCGGTGATCCAAAAACAACGGGGTGGCGCAAGTCTTTGGCCCCTGCGCTTGCACTAAACATGCTGGCCTTGTGGCCGCTGGCTATGTATTTCTCGCGGTTCTGCGTGACCAGTTCGGCGGACGGTGCTAGGCATAACACTTTCTTACCCGTCGCGGTGTGGATCGTCTTGGCAAGTTCTGCAATTACGTGCGATTTGCCCGCGCCCGTTGCCGCCTCAATTAAACATGGATCAACGCTGGTCCGCATATGTTGCCACGCAGGGTCGTGGGCTTCCTGCTGATATGGGCGAAGTGTCATGTAAACATATCCTGTTGCTGTTGGTTTTTGGCGCGGGCGGCACGGGCAAAGTCACCCTTTCGCACAGACGCCAGATTGATGATGTGAAAAGCCCGCGCTGGATGGACTTCCTGCAACCGGGCGAACGTCTTGGCGTGCTTAATTGATACCGCCTCACATTCGCCAACAGTTTCCGCAGCCCGCAATTCCTCAAGAATAATGTTTGCGGCGTCGTTTGCGCGGGCCTCCTGGTCGGGTGTCACTTTAGTTGCCACGATTCGCTTGGGTCGCCCCGGTAGGGCTCAAGGTCCGCATTGGGTGCAATCACTGTCAGGGCTTTGGCATAGGCCACAGAACCCTTGCGTTTGACCAGGGTTAGGTTGCGCCCCCCAATTACCGCGTCACGCTTGCCGGACATTTCAACCATCCGAGCCACAATGTCTTTTTTGCGGGCGTTGGCGTTGTCTATCGCGTCGCGCAATTCGTCATACTCCGCAACCAGCTTTGCGGCTTCCGGCGTGTCATATTCTTGACGCTTTTCGCCCACAAAGTCCGCAGGGTCGGCATCTTTGGCGCGTTGCCAGATTTCGTGCAATTCTGGCAAGTTTTCGTCTATCCAGTCCTCGCTGTAGTTGACCTGCTCAAGTTTTGTTCCGTGCGGCGACCATTGGTAAAAATGGCACCACATACGACCAGTGCAATACATCTGAATTTGCATCTGCGCATAATAGTGCGGCTGATCGTCAACTGACTTAAAGGCGGGCGGGTCAGTTTTACGCTGACCAAACGGGCATTTAATCTCAAGCATCCCGTGTTTGCCAAGCAAGCCATCAGGTGACGCGCCCAACCAATCGCCATGCGGGGCAAACGCCAGATGCGAAACATCGTTTCCCGTCTCCATCTTGTATTCGGCCAATGCGCCGTCCTCGTGAAACGTGCCGTATTCGGTGGCGACATTGCCTACAAATTCACTATCGAAACCGTGCATGGATCGCACAAGACGGCGAAACCCGTCCGCCTCGCTTGTGTGTGGCGATAGGCCCAGCAATGCCCCAGCGTTGCTTGCTGTTACACGTCCAGCCCTTGCCTCGTGCCATTCAGGTGTACGTTGTTCCATCACCATTTCTCCCCGAATACCTTGGCAAATGCGTCGTTTAAAATCTTGTTTATTTCTTCATGTGTCATGGTTTTTGCTTTCTGTTTGTTGTTATCTCGTTTCGGGTCAATCGGTTGCGTTTTCCGAAATCCAATCAGCAACCTCTTGGATTGTGTCAAAACTAGGACAACGATGTATATCTATCCCGTCTCCAAAATCCTCATTGCTAGTAGCATGGCACGTAAACTGCCCAAATTCTGTTATGATTAACGGGTATTCCATAATCTTTGCTTTCTGTTTGTTGCGGTGGAACCCCAGCGGCGCGGCTCTGAATACTCAGGCTAATCGGTGGCCATGCACCTTCGCGCCGCTGGGGATTGTTAGCTTAGACCCTAGAAAGGGATCTCGTCGTCTAAATCACGGCTACCAGAACCGCCTTGTTGTGCCGCAGGTGCCGCGCTGGTTTTTGGCAAAGGCTCATTGCTGATTTGCAAAGGCTTGTCGGATGACGAAACCCTCTTGACCCAATTGCCCGACATGTCGGTGCCGTCGCCGCCTTTCATAGACCAGACCATAAGCTTAATGACCATCGGCACATTTGTTAAATGCATAGTCATGTTTTCGTCGGTTGGGTTTTGGCCTGTTCTTGTTAGATTGCCCCCAGCGTTTGCGTCAATACAAGCCAATGTTTTCCGGTGTTCGTCGCGTTTTGTCTTACTCTTTGACTCATCTTTCCCTTTGTCGTTAGGGTCGAAATCTGTCACCCAAAGCTTATGGAATACCTTGCGGTTTTTGACTTCTTCGGGTGCCATGACAGTCCATCGCAATTCTATGTAATCGCTGCCGTCTTTTTCTGCCCACTTAGCTTGATCCACAATCGCCAGCACGTCGCTGTCATTCGGGATTGGCTCCATATTTCCGCCGCCTGAGCGCTCAAACTCTTTGCCTGTGTCGGTTGCGCTTGTTCCGTCTGATAAATCCCAAAAGCTCATGATGTTTCCGTTTCTGCTGGTGTTTCAATTGTTGGTGTTTCGACATTGCCGCCTAGTGCTGGCACAAATTGTGCTAGCGGGTTAGTGCCGATTGTAACGGGGATTGATTGCGTGATCCCGTAACGGTTCTTTGATACGCTTGACGGCGTAACGTGGCAGACCAATTCACGCGAACCAGACCCACGCGCTTTTTTGCGTTCGCCTTCATCGCCCATGACAACCATTTGTTGCTTGAGAAACCCCACCACGTCCACATCGTCAACATATGGCGGCAAAGACTTGTTAGGCAGGCGCAAAGAATAGCGCATGTAATCGTCTTGGTCTGGCAGCTTCATTGCCTCAAGATCAGCGTGCGCAATGAATACCGCGTGCATACCGCGCTTTTCTGTCATTATTCCGCAGGCTTTGCGCACCCGCCCGTGCATTGCTGCAATTGCGTTGGTGCCAGCACCATAGCCACCCATTGCCTGATTGATCGACTTGGCCTTTGGGTCGCTTGCCAATACATCCGCCATAAACAGACGTTCCAGCGCGGTAACGCTGTCAATTACAACAGTTTGGTAGTCGTGCTTTTCATGGATCAGGGCTGTAAGTTGTTCCCAAAGCGCCCCGACGCTTGCAATCAATGGCAGCGCGTTGGGGCGGTGTTCAACAGGTATCGCCTGCATACCGTCTTCGGCGCGTATAAAGATTGGCTTGGGGAATGTTGCGGCCAGGCTGGTTTTGCCCATCCCGCTATCGCCGCAGAGCGTCACCATTACGGCGCGGTCAGCGGGCTTTCCAGCTTGTGCTAGAACATCAGTCATATCGTTTTCCTTTGCTTGGCTCATTGGCCTCGTGCGGCGGGTCGCACTCTCTAATCCCGCAAATCATTTATTGCACATGGTTTCAGGTTGTGCAATACAAATTACACACAGAAATTTATAAATTACAAAAAAGGGTAAAACATGAAATTACTTGAGCAGATACGAGGACAGATTGAGAAAGCCACATTGCGATATGAGACCGCAGATGAATTGTCTGAGATTTTAGCAGAAAAGGCCCTTGACGCATGGGGGGATATGGAGGCCGCATTTTTATCTGAGCAAATCGAACTGGATAGAATTGACAAAGAGGAAAACGAGAAATGCTAACGATAGAAGAAATCAAACAAGCCTTGCATGATCGGCACGTCGCAACGGTTTCAATGCATACGGGCGTGAACCGCAACACGATCCAGCATATTAAAACGGGGGCTCATACAAACCCGACGGCAAAGACCATGCGCCTTTTGTCCGATTATCTCGCGCCTGAGTATCTCGCGCCTGAGTCTAAGGGGGGCGATACGTGCGAACATTGCGATTTGCCAAACCCTTCAACAAACCCATACTGTTTTTGTAGACCGTTAAAGGACCCCACCCCATGAACCGCGTGGCGCTACATCAGACGCACGCCAAAATCATATGGGACGGCTTGAACAATATGGCGGAGGTCGTTGATAAGGACGTGGTAAACGCAACAATCGGGCAATGGTCGGATTATCACTGCGCTGGTTTTCCAGATCAACCTTTGATACAACAGCAAGTCCGGCAAGACGCGATGTTTTGGGCCGAACTTGCAAACCATGACGAGCGGGCCGCGTATTTCCTAGCATCCGCAACCAAGCTGCGTGATGATCCGATGACGACAAAGCAAACGAAAATCATGCTGGCGGAATGTTTTAGGAGGCTTTCCCCGGATGATAGAACAAACTTTATAGAATGGGCAGAAAAGGCGAAACCATGACAAACACATTCAAACTTGCAGACTACGCGCCAAAGGGGCGGGCGGAATTTGACGAGGCAAAGCACGACAGCACGATTGAGGCAAAGCACGACAGCACGATTGAGGTCGAGGCAGAACCAAAGCCAGTCGCGCCAAAACCCCAAACCGAGGCCGAAAAGCGCAAGGCGGCGATTGCAGAATATGACGAAATCACGCTTAGAGCTGATCGCGATTTTGGGCTAATACCCGATGATTTCAAAAGTGAACCGGAACACGTAGAAGTAGACGACGGGCTAACAATGCCTTTGGACGTGTCGGGGGTGGATCTATTATCGCCACCAGGCTTTACTTGTCAGGTCGTGGATTGGATAGACAGCCAGTGTCGTTACCCGCGCAGGCGTTTGGCCGTGGCTGCTGGCCTTTGCGCAATCGCTAACATCGGGGGCATGTCACATGAGGATGAGTTAGACGGCGTTACAGCCAATATGCTGGCGTTTTGTGTCGCAGCATCATCGACAGGAAAAGAGGCCGTGATGCAAGCGTTCTCAGACCTGCACATAGGGGCGGGCGTGCAGGGCGGATTGCAAGGCGGGATCAAGTCGGAACAAGAAGTAACGCGCAATCTAATCGAACATCAGGCGGCGTTTTACAATGTGGACGAAATAGGCATCTTTCTAAACAAGGTCCGCAACGCTCAACAGAAAGGCGGGGCCAGCTATCTCGAAGGCGTCTTTGCTATCATTATGTCCGCGTACTCCAAAGCAAACAGCCGTTTTCTGTTAGGCGGCGACACCAAGCGGGATCTGCGCAAGATATACGTGGGGCAATTGTCTAAGGCGAAGGACAAGGGGGACGAGGAGGCCGAAGAAAAGGCGGAACGCATGTTATCAATGATCGACAATGGGCTTGAACGTCCGTTCCTATCGCTGATAGGCTTTACAACGCCCAGCACATTTGACGGCATTATGGACGGCGAAACCGCCACGCAGGGTTTTGTAGGTCGTGCAATCATTGTGAATGAACGCGACATAAACCCACGCGCCCGAAAGGGGTTTAAGAAGCAGGAAATGCCGATATTCATGCAAGGCCGTTTGGGGTTGCTTTACGGCGACGAGGGGCAACGGGTCGAGCATGTTGGCAAGCGGTGCGTGGTGCCCACGGATGACGACGCTGCGGCGGCTTTGCTATCTATCAATGATTGGCTGTTGGATTATGCGGAATTTATGGGCGAAAAAACGGGCGAGGCGTCCGTGGCAATGATCCGGCGCGGTTATGAACTTGTGGCCAAGATCAGCTTTATTCTAGCAATGACTGACGGGCGCAGGACGCTTGAGCATGTGCGCTGGGCGCTGGCATATGTCAAAGATGAAATGGATTTCAAGGTCGCGCTGGTGTTCGCAAATGACAACAAAAAGGACAAGCCCCAAGAGGCATTGGCGGCTAGGTTGATGGGCTATATTGACTCGGACAATGGCGTCACTACGTCAATGCTGGCCAATAGAACGCGGCTTGATAAGCCCTCAATTGAGGCCATGATGAAGGATTTAGAGGGGCGGGGACTGGTCAAAAAAGAGGAAAAACCAAAGAAACATCGGGGCAAAATTGTCCACATTTGGAAAACTGCCTGACTTTTCCACTACCTTGCAAAATTTGAAAGAGCGCGGCAATTGTCGCGCTTTTTTTGTGAATGGGGCAAAATGTACATTTCCAGAAACACAGATACACAAGCCAAAAAGGGCAATGTGTTCCAGTAACAGTTTGATTTTGCTTAATAATAATTCGAAAAACACAGATACACATACACAGCCCTAATAGACATAAAAATTAAAGATAATATGCGCCTTATAGCATAATTTATAAAGTTAAAAAAACAGTCTCTATATATTGTGTATCTGTATATCTGTTATATATATTTAATAAAATCAAAGGGTTACTTTAACACAAGGTTGTGTTTCTGGAAATATCTGTGTTTCTGTAATTAACCCTTGACGCTGTGCGTGGCTGCGCATAGGGTTGGGATAGAAGCAAACAAAGGATAAGACCATGACAGAATTCAACGAATGGTATGCACGTACACCCAAAAACTTCCCAGCCAGCCTAAACAACCTTAGCTCATTGCTTCGCCAAGCATACGAGGCAGGCGCGGCATCACAAGACGGAACCCTGCGTGATAAATTTGCGGGGCAGGCTTTGGCTTATTTTTCAGATTTAGATTTTATAAACGACAAGGTTTGCGCTAATTGGTGCTACGAAATGGCCGACGCAATGCTTGAAGCGCGTAAGGTGGCCAAATGAACCACGAACAAATAAAATTGGCGCGTGAGGCTATGGGCATGACGCCTGATCAGCTAGCGGCAATCATGGAAGTTAAGCGGGTAGAAATCTACCGGATCGAAAGCGCGAAAACTGCAAAGCAACCGGGTCGCAGGTTCGTTACCCTTCTACGGGCGCTGATGTCGGGGTGGAGGCCATGACCATGAGAGATAAGATTGCGCAGGTGTTGTGTGAAACTCCAACCGGACATTACGGCAAGCAAGCCGACGCCATCATCGCAGCGCTGCCCGACTATGACGCCCAGCAAGCACGGATCGCGGAGATTGAAGCGGCAATTTTAAACGCCCGTGCGATGATAGATCACGTCATTCATGGCGAGGTTAGCATCACGTCAATGCAGGACATTCATTCAGATTTGAGTAAAGCCCTGAAGGGAGAAGAGGCATGACAGACAAAGAAATGATTGCGTCAATGAAAGACAGGTTGGCCTTGCAGCGCGACGTTATCGGGCGGCTGCATCACGGTAGGGAACAACAGGTAAAGAAAAACGCTGAACTGGTCAAGAAAAACGATGACCTGTCGCAGGAAATAAAATGGATGAAGGGAGAAAAGACATGAGCAATACATGAGCCGCCGGGCAACAGCGTTTTTGATATGGCGGGCGGGTGAGTCGGTCAATTGGGAGTGTACAGCGCAAGACATTGCGGATGAAATTGGGAAAGCAAGGCAAACCGTTTGGGCTATATGCAAAGAAAAAGGCTGGGAGTTGCAGCATGGTGATAGCGGTTCGTCCGTAAAAAACAGACCGGGAATTGATACCCTGATGGAAAAGCCGTGGCTCGGAATAGCCGGACGAAATTAAAAAGGAGAAAAAAATGATACTTGGATTTATACTAATTTGCGGGATGGGCTCAGAACAGCCAAATGCAATAAATGGCTGTATGATTACAACCCGGCTATTCTCAAGCAATGAATTATGTCAGAATAGCATACGGCTTTTCGATTATTCCGCGCTAATGCCAGGACACTACGTTGAGGACTCCGATTGTTTCGTGATCGGGACAAAAACTTAAACAAACATCAAAGGAAAAGACATGAAAACCAATTTAACACAATTACAGATAGATCAATTAGCAGAGTTGATTTCGTTCAATGAAGATGAAGACGGGATTTTGACTATCCAAGATGTC